AGCAAGAACAGTTGAATTGAAGTCTACTGAATGAGTTATTTGATTTAATTTGGCAACTGCCTGTGCATCTTTTCCATTTCCTCCAACAATTCTAATAATTGGGGTTTCAATATAATTAAAACCTGGAGAAATAATATCAATTTGTTGCAGTGATCCAGAAACAGAAACATATCCAGTAGCACCAGTTCCTACAGAATCATCGATGTGAAGAATTGGTGGATTGATAACGTCATAATTTTCTCCAGGAGAAGACACCTCAATCTTTTGAATAGGACCATAGTATACTGTATCCGTAGACTTATAATTTTGTAGTTCTACGCCATTTGCAAATATTCCTGTTTTAGATCCTGGAATTGTTTTATATGAAACTCCATCCTTTTCTGGTGGAGCAATTTCTCTGATAAGTTTTTGGGATGATAATGTTTTATCTTTGAACTTGTAAAGATCAATAACCTGCCCTGTGATTGTTACTGGGGTTGGTGTGCTTACAAAATTACTGTGATAAAGATCAGATCTTCCTTTTGCAAATTGGACATTGTTTTCATCAATTCTCTTGACGAAGTAAAGACCTTTTTCATAATTAGTGCCTAAATTTCCTTCTGGGAATGTGGTTACTGTATTTCCAGAGAAAATATCATATTCTTCTTTTATTGGGAAAGAATAGAAAACTGCATCTCCAGTGTATAGACCGTGATCCTTAAGGGGAGAAATATTATATACATCAGTCGAACCAACTCCTACAGGTGGGAAAGTTCCAGAGAATTCAATTTTTCTCGATGGTGCATTAAGAGGTTGGTTTTTATAAGTTGGCAAAGACGAAGAAGCAACAAGAGTATTAACTCCATCGGTATACAGATTATCTACGTTTGAATTGACATCATCTACACTAGTAAAATAAGTCGCATTAACTTTGGATAATTTTTTAGTGAAAGTATACTTTTTGTTCACATCTAAGAGACTATCCGCTCTTAATGTCAGAGTATTTGAAGATGTGATGTCGAGTACTTCTGCATCAGTAGTTTTTCCAACAGTGTCTTCAACTGAAACAGTATCTCCAACTTTCAATAAGATTTCATCAAAAGTAGAAAAAGAATATAATTTTTGCTGAGAGTCTGTTAAAGAAAGACTCTTTACGTTATATGTTGGGCAAGAGTTTACAATCCAAACTTCTTTGTTCTTTTTATCTTCACCCAAAGATTTAATATCAATCAATTCACCACTTTCATAATAGTGGTTATCTTGACCTTCTGTGGGTTTTTCTAGTACAGGAGTAATTCTTACCTTAATAAGAGATTGATCTACATTTGAATATCCGTATGCAAAACTGTTGATAAAGATGGTCTCTGCATCTTTGATCGTTTCAGTTACATTTGTGCAACCAGAAAACTGAGTTAATGATTTATCAGTATAGGATACGACACCAACAGTCCCGTTGGAATAAGTGACATACAATTCTCCATCTTGAGGGAATCCTACAGTCGAATCAACATCAATAGAACTGGAATCTTTGGAAACACTTCCTATCGTTTTTGTCTTGGCATGTGAGGTAAAATTGCCATAGACGGATCCTTGTACAATAATATCTCTATTATAGTCAGCATCAATACTAATCTTCCAATAGTTTGAAGTGGTAAGACCTGTAGTGATCTTTTCTACCTTAGCAACAGGAGCATATGCTTTGGTTATATTTTTATAAGCATCTTGTTGAAGAGTATTTCTCTCCAACTCAGAAGGATTTCCACTGATGGGTGTTACAATAAAGTCTCTTGTAACTTGGAATTGAGAATCGGATGGTCTAAATAAAAATTCTCTGGGTCTAACTACCTCAGCGTTTTCACCATAAAGAGCTTTGAACAGGATTTTAAAAGATTCGTCTGTTCCTCTTGTTTTATAAAAGTCTTTTATCTGCTTTATGAAGCGTGATGGTCTGACAGCAATTTCTTTACTGGTCGCTTCATCTAAACCAGAAAATAGTTCTCTATTCTCAAAACCAGGAGCAAGTCTATATTTTGCTCTATTAAAAAATTCTTTTAAGAAAAGGGAACTTAAGTTTGTTACTCTTTTGAGTCCAACTCCTTGCGGACTATATGCTAATTCGTGCTTTGCTTGAGTGGAGTCGGAAAAAATAAAATTCTCAATATTAACTGGATTATCATATGAGGTGATTCCCAGAAAACCTCTAACACAACCCTTAAATTGAATTTTTGTTTTTTCGGTATACAGAATCAATTCATCATCAATTTTAATCAATCCGTAGTTATCAGGGAAACCTTTTGTCGATGCAACATTAATTTCAGTATCAAAGATTCCTACGGGTTGCGTCAGTTCCGCATCATCGACATAGCGATCAGCGATTTCTTCAATCTTGGCATATTTGTCGATATTGTTTAAAATATCCAGAACTCCACCTGGATATTCTTGAGACAAGTAATACTTAGTAAAGAATTCCTGTACGGCTGGAAACTCTTCTCTGATATACGTAGGGAACTGATCGGCTACGATTTGATTGAATTTAATTCTGTTGCTTGTCATTCTTTATACTCTTACTAAATTCCCATTGGTGTAGCTAGAAGATACAATATAACTTGATCCCGAAACATCGAGACCAGACGCAATATTGTCCGATACCATATCGATAGTGCTATTAGAAACATCTAATTGCAAATAGAGATCTTGAAAACCAACCACATCATTAGATTGAGGAACTGCGGAAATCTCTATCATCTGTTGACCATCCTTTTCTTTACCAGATTGGATGTTTATAGCACTTAAGGTGATAATGCCACTCTTATAGTCAATTCTTCCAACATTTCTTCTTCTGATGGTTACAGAATTAGAATTTGGAGAAGGAACGCTGAATAAGAAAATAGAACCGTTCAATCTATCCGAATCTGGGATATCGGAGAGATAAACATCACCAGCAATTCCCTTAACTCTAAATGCAGTCGATTTAATGTTGTATCCAGTCAAATTGCCGATATAGAATTCATTTCCAAAACCAATTTGATATTCCGCAAAAGTATTTAACAGGACACGAAGATCCCTTCTCATCCTAACCTTTGTAATATTGGATGTTATTGCCTGATTACTGTCGTCAATGATTTTTTGGAACTTACTATACTTAAATCTTGCGCCATATCTGTTCAATTCTGTCGAATCTGCGTATTTTTCGACATTTCCACGAACAATTGAAGAAAGTTCTGCCGCATTTGCCGCTTGATTTGTGTTATAATAGACCTGAGACTCAGTTTCAAGGTAAAGATACTTCAAATCAAGGATTTCTGGGACGATTCCTGCTACGGAATACCTCTTTAACTCCCTAGTAATGTTCTGTTTGATCAAATTTGGCAGAAAATCACCAAATTTGGGTTTAATACTGATAAAAACCTTACCATATTGAGGTGGAACTAGGTCTTCTCCACCAAAAACGGAGATAGATTCGGTTTCTGGGTAGATTTTTGTCGGAATTAGCACTTCATAGTCGGTTGCCGTGAGTGCTCTGTTCTGTGAAGCGTAAATTTTAGGTGCAAATTGACGAATTGACTCGATAGATTCGATTGAATCTCCTCCAGCAGCACCAAGATCAGTGTTTACGACCGAAATTCCCGATGAAACGACGTATTCAATGCCGTTTCTAACGTATACAAGGCGTCCACTGAAGGCAAAGTTGTTCACTCCATTGGCACTATCGCCACTTGAGGTGATATAAACCGCTTCAATGATGTTACCTTCCTGTAATTGCTTACCAAAAACGCCATCACCAAAGGTAATTTCGTATCTTTCGTCTTCAATTTCCTGTAAGAAGAAGATTTTGGACTCACTATTCAATCCAAAGAGGTCTTCTTTAAGATGATAATAGACCCATGTGTTAGATGCTGCAGAATCTTTAACTCTTACGACTAAAGTATCAGTATCAACTCCGACATTATCGATGATAAAACGTTGATTTGGGTCTGTTGTGTCAAAAATATATTCCTGTCTAATACGATTTCCTTCATATATTTCCAATTCATCGAAGGATGCTACACCATTTACAACTGAAACCGTTGTATCTTCTGGTCTTGAGAAGACAAAACTCTGTCCTGCAAAGTTTCCTGTAGATGCTGAAATGATTCCCTTTTGCAGTGTTAATGATGTGGGTTTAGGAGTAATGCCAGTACAATCGACAAAGAAACTTACAGTTGCTCTTGCTGCTCTTCTTGATCTTGGTGTATAACCAATCGATCGTGCAAGTGCAACTACATTTTCTCTAAGTGTGGCAGACTCAAGAAATACCTCATTCGCAAGCATGTTTGCATTATAAGATGAGACATATGTGTTATATGCCATCAAATTAATGATCGAACTTAGGTTAGATCCTTCAAAATCATAATCAGTAAAGTTTGGATCTGATCGTATGTATTCAATCAGAAGTGCTTTTATTTGATCAAAATCTAGTGAAGTAAAGTTTTGAAGTGTCATTTATCTTGCTGATACGAGAGCAAATTCTAATGTTTGCGATGGAGCCGCAATACCAATTACATCATATTTAACTATGACATCAAAAGTATTAGCATCAAAGTTGGGTTTTACGATTACCTCATTGAGATTAACCCTTGGTTCATAATTTCGAATCGACATCATAATTTCATTTTTAATTTCTCTTGCCGAGAATTCATCCATATTTTCAAATAAGGATGCACCAATATGAGAACCAAAATTCGGATTAAAAGGAACCTCACCTGGTATTGTAAGAACAATGTTCCTTATCGATCGATTAATCGCATTGATATTTTTAAGTGCAACAAGATCATCCGTCAATGGATTCATTCCGAATGACATCGATATATCTTTAAATCCTTGACTGACTCTTTGCAGAGGCATATGTATAGAAACGCACTTTAATAAGGTTATTTATTCACAAAAAAAGAGGGTGATTGACTCACCCTCATATCTGTTTATTTGCCTTGTCCTCTATATTTTTTCTTTCTGCCATTTCTCGATGATGCCGAGAAAAGCGTATTTTTCGAGTTGCCTTGGCGAGTTTTTTTCGGTTTACCGGGGATATAAGATCCACCTTTCATCATTGCCATAATTAAATCTCCGAATCAGATAATACGAGTTTTTTCGTGACCAACACGAACGCGGGGGTCACACCAGATCTTAAAGCCTGCTTCGATAGCATCGAGACAGAATGATACGTCCTCACCACACATGTCTTGGACTGCACCAGATTCAAAGACTTGCATCTTAGGAGCGAACCAAGGATACTCCAGGTTCTCAAAGACGCCCTTCTTGATCAGTACCCATCCGAAACCAGTATAGTCGCATGTGAAGGGTTTCTTACGCTTTGTGAGGGTTTCAATGGTCTCATGGTTCATCACACCGCCGTTCTTGCGGAATTCATCTTCATCGAGCCAGTGAGCAACAGAGGAAGTATGACCGTCTTCTGTGAGATACCATCCACAGACAATCTCCTTCTCTTCGACTTCACCTGTCTCTTCGTCTGGTGCGGGGTTTGCCAGATCGCAGAGTTGCCAGAACTTACCAGTATCGAACACGATATCTGAGTCAATCCACAGTTGGTAATCATATTGCATCTTACCATCCCAAGGAATCTGCTTGGGTCCACGCAGAACATTCGCACCAAGAACCTTGCAACGTGCAAAGTTAACCATAGACGAATAGTCCTGAGAAATCTGAATTGCACAACCGTTCTGAACAAGATCAAAACACAGTTGCAGGAAGTTCTTCATAAAGATGTAAGAACACCCTCGACCTGGCAGACACATCACAATGGTCTTACCACGCATTCTTTCCATAATTGCAGGGTAGTCCCATTCCTGTTTTGGTTTTGCCTTTTTGGGCGGGACAGTCTTTACAGTAAATCCTTTTGCCATAGTTCTTGGTAGGTTTCAGTTCAAATTCTAACAGAGAATAATAGAGTAGTCAATATACAGAATCAAGATAATTGTCTTTTAATATCTTCTGCTGCCTTCTCTTCTTCCATCCGCTTAAGTAATTGCTGAGCAGTTGGATCATTTTTAATTTCATCCATAGGTTGATCAATCCATTCTTCATAACGTAGATCTTCTTCAGAATAAGAAGTCTGCATCAAACCTACCATACCACGAACAGTTTGCCACAAGGACTCGAACTCCTCTTCAGGTACATCCGAGGCAATACATTGATCACCTGCATAGATGCTGTAGATTTTTGGATAAGAATTTTTTGTCATAAACCTATGAATATTGTAATGTTTATTCTCTTTCCTTAGTATATAGGCAGATAAAAAACACCCCTAAGGTGTGAAAACCCTATAGAGGCGAAAAATATATCCGGTAATTTTTTTATGAGAATGAAATAGAGCTCGCGTTTTGTCACCTCTGTAGGTTAGGGTAGTTAGGGTTTTTTATATACGGGGGGCAACGCGGCACGCCACGATATAAACGACGCCCCTAAAACACTGTCGTTTCACTGATACTCTCAAATTATAATACGGGAGACTGACTGTTGTCAACCCCCCGCACGGTAACTATCAATCAGAACAGAATCTCTGCGATTTCGTTCATAGTTTTCTCACTCTCAATATCGGCAGCGATAACATCAAGGATCTGAAGAATTTCATCACCAGTGTTAGCAACTGACAGCATACCAAGTGCAATCGAACGGTTCATAATAAGGAAAGGAAAGTGATAGTTTGGTCTGGTTAAATCTGGGTCTTACGCTGAATACTGTGCTGCCCAGAATTGTCAATTAAAGTTCACTCATCATCTCATTGATTTCTTCACGGTTGATGTTAGAATCGTCCCAAG